TTTCGAAGAAATTACAATTCCATATTTCAGTCCATTAGATAAAAAAATTCACAACTACTATCCAGATTTTGTAATTCAATTTCAAAATAAAAATGGATTACAAACATGGATGGTAGAAGTAAAACCAAAAAAACAAACATTGTTAAAAGAAAACGCATCTAAAAAAGAAAAAATATCATGGATAATAAACACTGCAAAGTGGGAAGCTGCAAAAAATTATTGCAATAAAAATAACATGGTATTCAAAATAATAACTGAAAAGGAAATATTTGCTAATGACTAATGCAAATAGCATAATTACAGTTAAAGAATTTTTTGATAGACATGGTGGAATACAAAGAAGTAATAGATTTTCTGTTTCGATCAGCGGTCTGCCTGCAGATTTTCCACAAATTACACCAGATGATTTTAAAGTAGAATCTGTTGCTATGGCTGCAAGATCTATTGATTCTATTGCAGACAATTTAGCTGGTTATGGTAGCGGAAGATCAGTTCCGAGATCACAAAGATTTATTCCGGGAGTTTTATTAAATTTTCCTGTAACAAATGATAGCTTTATTATAGATTTTTTTAATACTTGGTTTAATAAAATATATTCCGGTGGAAGAATTACTGGAAATTTACAAGCACCATTCCAATTACAATATTACAATGATATTGTATATAATTGCCAATTAAAAGTAAAACTATTAGATTTAAACGGTGAAGTAAATAAAATTTATACATTCTATGAAGTCTATCCAATTGAAAATATACCAGTAGAACTCAATATGTCTGAACCAAATAAAATTATGACATATCAAGTGTTATTAAACTATAGAGAATTTACAATAGAAAGTCCACAACAATGAGTGATTTATTATCTTGTTTAAATGAAATGTTACCGATATATGAGACAACTTTACCATTTTCTAAACAAAAAGTTTTTTTTAAGCCATTTAAAGTAAAAGATGCAAAAGCAATAGGAATAATTTTACAAGAAGATGATAAAAAATTAGCTTTGAAAGCAATGGTTGAATTAATAAAAAACAATTCACCAGAGTGTGATGTTTTAAATCTATGTTTAGCTGATGCAGAATTTTTGTTTCTTCAAATAAGATCCAAAAGCGTAGACGAAGTATTGCATCTTGTAAAAAATAATGAAAAAATTCAAATAAATATTTCAGAAATAAAACATAGAAATTGTGTAAAAACAGAAAAAATTGACATTGGAAATAATATTTCAATATTTTTAAAGACTCCAATAATAAAGGATTTATTAAAATTAGATAAGTTGGACAAAGAAGAATTGTTTAAAAGTGCAATAGAAAAAATAATAGTAAAAAACGAAATATACAATTTTAATAAATTTATTACTGATGAAATAAAAACTGCTTTAGATAATTTACCACTTTCAGTTGTTCCAAAAATTGATAAATTTTTAAAAGAACAACCGGAATTATATGTAAATTTAAAATTTAATTCGTCTGAAACGGAGGTATCTGGACTTTTAAATTTTTTTATCTTTCGGTAAAGTTTTTTGATTTAAAAGATTATTTTATATCAAACTTTACCTTAATAAATAATTTTAATTGGAGTCTTGCAGATATAGAAAATATGATTTGCTGGGAAAGAGAAATATATCTAAAATTGGTGATAGATTATCAAGAAAAGAAAAAACAAAAACAAATGCAATCTGTAAATGGAGTAGATTTTTATAACCTATGAATGAAGAACAAAATAATTTTCAAATAGATGTTCAGGCAGAGCAGCAAGCAATGTCACAAGCTTTGGATGAAAATAACTTCAACCCAAGCCAATTAATTCATGTTATGAAAGATATTCCGTTGCCTGAAACTGTTTTTTATACCGCAACAGACAGTTTTAAATCAAATTTAATAACATCTCAATCTTCTACACAAGAAGTGGGTTTTCAAATAAAAGTTGATGCTGAAGAAGCTTATTTGAAAGCAGAAGATACAGAAAAAAAATTATTAATGATGGCAATGGGCATACAAGAACTGTCAGAGGGAATACAGCCCGGTTGGTTAGAAAACAGAAATAAAGATGATTTTGAAGAAAGAGTTGTCGTTGAACCTGTAAATTTAATTTTTGAAAGTAGAAGAGATAGAATGAGTCTTTTCCCAAAATGGTCTTAAAATAAAAAAGGCCCCTTTCGGGGCCTTTTTCAATCCTTCTCCATTTCGGAGAAATACTGTAGAGGATCCTTTTCCTCCACATCTTCCACAACTGAAGTCTCTTCAACATCATCCTCAATGTTCTTGCTTTCAGCAAACTGAGCACGAATGTCGTCACCGACAGACTTCTTAAATCGGGCATTCAATTCATCAAAGCTCTTAAACTGGCTCTTGTCGATAAATGGCTTGAGGGGATATTGCTTCTTCCAAATTTCCTCAAGCTTCTTGTCGTCACCACCAAATAGCGGTGCAGGAGATGCAAATTCACTTCGGTCATAGTTAACATAACCACCGACATTGCGAATCTTGATCTTAAAATCTGCACCAGTCCAGAAGTTAAATGGATCTACTGCAACTTCATCTTGGAATTCTGGATGAGCAAGGCTCTGGATCTTCTGGAAGATCTTGGTACCATACTGATAAAGGAAAACCTTTCCCTTATTCTCTGGATTGGCAGGATCTTCGATGACCAAGATGTTGGAAATGTATGTCAGCTTACGCTTACGTTGCCGTGCAATGTTCTTGTCATCCTCAATACCACTATTCCACAGTTCCGTGTTTGCTGCACATACCGGGCACTTTTCACCGATGGTCGTGGGGCAGTTCTCATAGAACCAACCGCCCTTGCCCTTAAAAGTGTGACTATAGACTGCAACGAAAGGTGCATCCTCGCCATCAACTTCAGGAAGGAATCGGACAACCGCGTATCCGTTGCCAGCCTTATCGATACCCGGCTTCCATAGCCGTTCATCCTTATAGCCCTCCTTGGAGGTCATCTTATCAAGACGCTCTGTTAGGGCTGCGACTGAGTTCTTACTCTTCTTCTTAAAATCTGAAAAATTTGCCATATTCTTTCTTTCCCCAAGGATCTCCCTTGGCCTAAATGACTGATGTAAGATACCCCAAACTCCAGATCAGTCAACTGGAAGTTTGTGGTTTTTTGATTTTTTTAGTAAATGTAAAGATTTTGCTTCTTTTTCAATTTTTTCAATTAACGGCTTTGTTAAAAGTTTTCCGGCAGCAGATGGTTCTAGATTCATTTCGTTGGAAAGTTCTAAAACACAATCCATAAAAGATAAATCTGTAATTTTTACTCTTTCTAAAACTTTATTAGAAAACTTTTCTTTTGCTGCATCATCTATATACATGTTGATACTATACTCATATATTCATTAAAATCAATAATTAAAAGGATCTAAATATTCCTAGATCTATTTAGATTCGTATAAGGATAAAATATGCCAGTACCAACACCAGGACCCGGAGACGGAGAAGACGGAAACGTATTTATCGAAACTGGAGGCAATAGTTTTTATGTTGCAACAGATGCAGTTCTTTTTGAAGGACTTACTGCACAGTTTCAATTAATGAAATTGGCTTACGGGCCCACCGGTTCTGCTACAATAGTATCACAAGTAGATCCACTTCCAGTAAATATTTTTGGTGGTGGTATAACAGCAAATATCATTGGTTTCTGTGGTGCGATTGAAGGTATAGCTGGCGGAACTCCAGTAACAGTTGACGGGACAGTATATGCAACAGGAATATCTTCAGCACCAGTATTTGTTAGAACATATACTGGATATCAGGTTGAAGTAACCGGAGGCGTTCCAGCAAATCGATTAAAAGATTCTATTTCTGTATTTGGTCCTTCTGGTAGTACATGGATTTTTGCTAATTTAGTTAATCAATCTGGAGCGCAAATTGGAAATTCTGCAAATCCAATGTTTGTTCAAATAAGTGGTGCAACAATCAATGCATTTATAAGTCCAAGCATTGGTGTTACTAATAATGCTTTGACACCGCTTTTCATTACTGGTGTCACTGGTGCCACACCAGTTACAGTAAATGTCGGCAATACTGTAGGAATAAATGATACCGCGATCTTAACGGGAATGACCGCTCTTTATGGTCAGCTTCTTTCTTTGAATCTGGGATTAGCTACTGCCATGCCTTCGGGATTCAAAACAGGAAGAACTTCTTCCACATTTCCATCAGTACAACAACTTGATTCCGGCTACACCTGCGGTAAGGGAGTATCGGTTAAAGCTCTTTCAACAAATACAGATTTTATTTATATAGGAAATTCTGGTTCATTCTCTGGCAGTGTTGGTCATGCGCTTGATCCCGGCGATAGCGTATTCATAACCATCAACAATTTAAATAAAATTTATATTTTGTCTGCAAGCTCAACACAAACTGTGACATATCTAGCTTCGTAATATGCCTTTTAATCCTACATTAAACAATGTAAGAGTATATAAAAATTATGGTATTTCTGTATATGGGAATACCTATGATCCAATTTTTACAAAAGGTTGGATAAATTCCACTCCAAATATTTCAATATCTGGAACAACATGTTATTTGGATTATTCAAACACATTTGACACATCGGATAGAACCTTTTTAAAAAAGACTTTTGGTGTAGTCCCAGCAGGAACAACATTTTATGTTTCACCTGTAGAATATTATGATCCAAATACAGATTATAGAACATATATTGGTGGAACATGTTTATTCCAATCCACATTCAATGGTGGAAAAATAATTATCGGTAAAGTTATTGGTGGATTTACATATACACAAAATTATAACTTTTTTAATCAAGAAAATTTTATAACCACACCACAGTATAATTTTACTTACACCGGAACTACGGGCTTCAATTATATTTTAAATTCCTTCCCAACAATAAATCAAACAAATTTAAAAAGAATGGGATTTTTGGGAAATCGTTTAAATTTTGAAGAATATATTGAATTCTCTGGTGCAACTGGTTTGAATTATGGAAAGTTGAAAATTGATTCTGTAGTCTCTTTGAAAGACTCTCAGGAAGCCTTATATCTCACGGGCACAGCTCAAAATCAAGATCTGACTCAATCACCGACTGAATTAAAAATGTATATCCGTGGAAGTTCAGATGTAGATGAGATTCAAAAACCACAGAATGTCTTGGGAATATATAGAATTCATAATGCAGAAAATCAACTTGTTGATTGTTATGAAAATCAAAATGAATATCAGGCCCATTTAAGAAAACAAACTTTAGGATCCACATATAGTGGCTATTGGGTTCAATGCGAAACCTGCCCAACTACAATTTATGGAGAAGATTTAGCAGTTGAAGATTTTGTTTCAAACATGTTGTTTGATAACTTGCTGTTCGTGTATGTCAATACAACTGTTACTACATCTTTCCCAGATTTTACTCCAGTGTATAACAGATCACTCCTAACACAGAGAAATCTTACAGGAAACCCTCAAAACGCATCATCATTGACTTTCTCTATAAAAACTGGATTAAAAATTGATTTAAGTCACTCTTCGTTACAAAACTGGACATTTGACATTTATATAGATCCAGCATATACGGTTCCATTAACTACAAATTTTATAAAAACTGGAACTCCCGGATTCAACAATGCTTTCGTATTGGTGCAAAAAAACGAAAGCACACCCAATCAACTTTATTGTAAGTTAATTGGTCCATCCGTTCTTCCATTAACTCTCAGTATATAAAAAAACCTCCGATTACTCGGAGGTTTTTTCTAATGTGTTTGATACACAATCAACGAGAACGATTTCTCATTACACGATAATAAGAACGTCCGTTGCGCGTTTCCCGAATTACAGTGTAATTCATGTCAAAACGATCAAAAGCCTCACGGAGATCGTGCATTGTAGCACGCATATTTTGCACACTGAAACGCTTTCTTGCAACACCCGCTGTTAGTGGCGAACCGTTGCGCATAAAATCAAACACCCTCTGAAGTTTTGTAGGACGATCAACTGTAGTAATTTCCATAAATTTCCTTTTTTATAAGAAGTTGTACTAATATAACCTGTATATATTGACTGTCAAGTATTATGCTAAATAATATGGACTGAGGAGACTCCCCTATGAGCAAGCGGAATCGTCAGTTTGTCAGACATGTGAAAAATCATCTGGCAGAATACGGCATGAGCCTTATCATTGGGCGTGGAAAATTGGTAAATGTCGGCGGATACCGCTGTGTTGGCTACTTCGATGAAGGCAAAAAGGTCATAAAAATTGCTAAAAATTCACCAGAATTTATGTCTACTCTGGTCCATGAATATTGCCATTTTCTACAATGCATCAAAAAATGTAAAATTTTTAAAAAATCAGATACAGCTGGAATCATTATAGACGAATGGTTTAATGGAAAAGAATACTCAGAACAAAAATTGAAAAGAGCATTCTTTCTTGTTCGCGCCATGGAACGCGATTGTGAAAAAAGAGCGGTAAAAATTATTAAAAAATTTAATCTTGAAATCGACAGCAAGATGTATGCAAAGAAAGCAAATTGCTACATCTATAGTCATTTTATGATGGAGAAGACTCGAAAATTTGACTCATACAAAAAGAGTCCTTATCGAAGTCCTATCGTGCTTAAAGTCATGCCATCTACAATGGCAGTTTTAAGTCACAGATCAATTCCACCTAAAATTTACTCAATATTAGAATCGTTTACTCTTTGAGATTTTAAATATTGGGAAATAAATTTTGTAAAGTCTTCATTTCCGTATGGCCAACGGTCATTTTTATTCATAAATCCATAATGAACTAATGCATCAATATGCTCTTCAAGCATTTTTAGAGTTACATCGTCTACATTCCATTTTATTTCTGCATCCGTTTCTACAGAAGGTTTTTCAGCAGCCTTATGTTCTGCAACAGCAAGATCAGCGACCTTGGCAATATTTCCAAGAATTTCCATAGACTTGGCGCATTGAAAAAAAAGATCCTTTTTAACGGGATCTTCTTCTTTGCGAGCCAAGTTCCGAATTTCGTAAACTAGCTCTGGGATTTTCATTTTAGTAACTCCTTAACTTAGTGTTAGGAGATACTTGGTTTGTTGAATCAGACCAAGCATCTCATCACGTATATTTAACAGTGCTGTCTGATCTGGTTTTACTTCTTTCGGTAATTCGTTCTTCAAGTAGTCTTCAAATGAATCTAGTACTGAATTGATCCCAATCTTAAATGGTCCATTTAGTTTTAGTTCAGCAAAATCTTTCAATTCCTGCTTTCCCTTTACTCCCATGTAGGTTTCTGCAAAGGTATCAAGTAAAGCATCAATCCCTTCGTATGCTTTTCCTAAAGCTACGTGTGCAGCGTAAGACTGTGTGCCCCAATGATGGAGGCGAATTTCGTTATTGAAGTTTAGTATTTTTTGAATGCAGGACATATGGTTTCCTTAAAGTTATTTATTTTCTTCCGTATCTGGCTTCAAAGTTTCATTTACTGCTGTTGCAATACCTTTAACCGAGTCAATTGCATCAGCAATTTTAAATCCTGCACCAGTTTCTGGTCCAAATTTTTTCAAAGGACAAGTGATTGTAGGCATGTAAAGTTTTTGTGATAGACTGGATCTTGGATTTCCAATTTTACAACCACAGCCACCTTTACACCAACCGATGGGTTCTGTTTGTGGTAAAGGGTTTACTTTATAATCACATGCTAGGCAGATTTCTTTTCTTTTGTTATATGTTTCTTCAGAAACTTTACCATTAAACATTTGAGAAGTTTCTGCTTTTGCATATGAAACTGCTTTCTGTATCAAAGATGGTTGTTTTGGTTTCGGTATCATTGTAGTTGCCTTTTTAGGAACTAATTTTTCAACATCTATTTCTTTTATCTTTTCTCTCTTTTCACATTTTAAGCAATCAGCCATTTTTGGATTGTTTACAATATTTAAAGAACAGACTGTACTGCAACCAGAATCATCTGTAGACCAGTGTTTGCAATTAATTTTTTGTCTACTGATTACATAACCTTCTGCTTTAGAATTACAATCATAGTACTCATTTAAAAAAATATCCAAAGGTTTATTGTTCATGGTTTTATCCAACTGTTATATTTAAAAAATCTGCATAACAAGAATCTTCATCTATTACGGATGTTATAATGCAATCCGGGAATTCTCCCGTAGTAAAAGTTATACATGATGATTTTGATCTGAATGCCGTTGAAATTAAACCTGTAATTTGCTGAGAGTCACAATCATTAACTACAGATGGTGGAGCAACAACTAAACCAACATCCGGACTGTTTCCAAATTCTGGACTTTGTTGAAATTCGCCGGGTACAAATGTTGGAGTAGTTCCAGATTCATTTTCATATAAGTAATAAACATTACTGTAATAAGAAAATCTAGAAGCTTGTCCGATTCCCTCAAGAGGTAATTTATAAACCTTACCAGCCTGACATTCGCAGAATGGATTGCAAACAGGGGTATCTCCTTCATATTCTCGCTCTATGCCTGCTGCCTGTATATTTACTAATGCGTCTATCCAAAAAACAAATCCAACAGGCATAAAATAATATTCAATAATTTGAAAATCAATTGTCTCAGTTACTTGTATTCTACTCACTAAATCTGAAGGTTGCATATTTTCATTCCCGGAACATTCATCCAATTGAGGTCTTTTTGATAACCATAAACGAGGTTCTGCCACAGTTATCTGAATATCAGATTGAATATTTGCATTTATAGCTCCAACAAAATCTCCAAGAGTTCCATAACCTTGCACATATTTTTCGCATATTACCATGAATCCCAATTCACTCTGCGGTAAATTAAAAGAATTTCCAACACCCGGTATTTGATATTTTGGGGGATCCGTTATTTGTGGATTTTCCGGATCCAGATGACATCTTGGAATTCTCACAGTCATACCCAAAACTTCTCTACAAAATGATGGTCCATTTCTTCCATTTATTTCTTCAACGTTAAGGGCTACTGTATAAGTTTCAGCCCCCTGCCCAGTAACCGGACTAATATTACATTTTGTTTTAAATCCCACTCTTCCGCCAAATGTCGGAATTAACTCGCAAACATCAAAACTTTCAGAATATGCTGCTTCTTCTTGGCATCCTTGTATAAAACAATCTTGAGTATCTAAAATAATACATTCACAACTTTCTGGTGTCCAAGTATATCTTGTAACCGTTTCAAGTTTTGCACATACATTGGCATTTACTGTTACAGGCCACGCTAGTTTACCACCCCACTGTCTTTTTGGTAAATCTACTCTACATGGATGATTTGGGGCAAAAGGTCCATCATATTCAGAACAATTCAAATTCGGGTTTGGTGGAAAACAATTCTCATTCAAAAAAGCTTCTAAAGTAGAACCACTTAATTCTGTTGCTATTACTGGCAAACATCCCTTATCAAAGGGCCCATATACCAATGTATTATCAAATAAAAGTCCATTTGCCGGAGGCAGCGTATCTTCTGGAGTTACTCCAAAAGGATAATAAAAACGTTTTCTTTTTTTACAACGCCAGACCCAACCTTCACTCAGAGACCAATACTCATCAGGTTTATCATCCACACCTTCACAACAATATTTTGCATTGGTTAGTGAACCACTACAGCTAGTATTACATCTGCAGCTATAGCAATCGGCTGAAGGTAATTTACAATATCTTCCACAAATCATAACATCACAACAATCACTATATGTGAGTTCAAAAGAAGGTCCAGGATTAAAACCACCACCCATTTGAGTATCTGCAATATTGGTTGGGGTTCCTTCTACCAAACGTATAGATGGACAATAAGAATTTACACACAATCCAACATAAACATATGTTTCACCATCCAAATTAAATCTTGGATGTCTTAATTGATTCCCGGCATCATTATTTGGATTTGATTCTTCAAAATCTTGCAAAACTTGATATTGCTCATCTGTCAAACAGATGTACATCTTTGCTGGCAATTCTGTGCTTGAATTATTTGATTCGGGTGAAGATGATTCTTGTTCTTGACTATTGTTTCCCAATTCAACTACAGTGCCACCGGAAGTTCCTTCAGCGTCTTGTGAGCAAGGACAATACTTGTCTACCCAAATAGCTGTTACTATTCCCGGAATTCCTTGTTTAAATGGATTATAATCATAACCAAATCCCAAGAATCGTGTAATACTATTAAGATTTTGATCCGCTTCAGCATCAAATATAACATTAGCACCGCCACCCATACCAGCATGAAAACCAGAAAATAAAGTATCTAGCGGATAATAGTTTATAAAAGGATCGCAAACCCCACCGGGTCCACGATCTGATGCATCTTCACTATATTTTATGTCATCAAAAGATGATCCGCTTTGGTTTGATGGCCATTTACTTGCTCCACCACCACCGCCACTACCTTCATCTCCACCACCACCAGCATATCTTCCTCCTCCTCCTCCACCCCCATCATTGGCTCCAGACCCACCAAACAAAGTAATACCAGCAAACGCAGAAGGACCGCCAGCCAATCCCGGTGTTGTCTGACTTCCTCCATAACCACCAAAAGAGCCTGCACCACGATAACCAGACGATATACCACCATATCCGCCGCGTGCTGCTGCACCACCCGCACCACCCGCACCACCCCCAACAATAGATGGTTCGCTAACTTGTTCTAAATTTTCGCTTATAATTGTTGGAAAACCACCAGAAAAATTATTACCACCAATTCCAGCAAATCCTTCAAGAGCGAGACTGGCTTTCACTCTACTCTGCAAAAGAGCTGAATGTCCACCCTTCGGTTCATCTTCATCATATGCATATTGTGATCCACCACCACCAGAACGTGAAAGTAAAATAACATCTCTGGTGGTATCAAATTGTTTAATTTCTGCAGTCCACCTAACAGGACCTCTATGTTTAAAGGCGCTCTGATCGTTTCCAAATCCCGGTTGCTGTGGAGCCCACCCAAAAAACTTTTGTATTCCAGCGGTAACACTTGCAAACCCATCATCTCCACCATAACCATATGCTATACCGGTTATTAAATTTGGTGTTGACCCACCACTAGATCCCGAAGCACCCGATGCTTCTGCTGTGGCACCAACATCTCCATTTAATGAATATATTACAGATCTTCCATAATATCTGCAAGCAAGAGCAATATGTCTTCCAACTGGATTACAACAACAAGCTTTTTTAGGCATATATCACCATTATTACAAAGTATTTATAGCCTCTGTATACCATCATCATCGGTATAATAAATTTTATCAAAAATTTCAGTACACCATTTGGCACAAACAGAACAAGGCTTGGAATTTCTGAAATCACCAAATCGATTAAATCTAAAATTTACAAGAATTAGCTTTTTAGATCTAAGATTGTAAGGAATTTTTCTAAAAGCATCCAATTCAGAATGCATATCTGCAGTTCTATAACCCAAACGCAAAGTATCAGGGTGGGTCTTAAAAATATTTTGACCCACCGAGATAATTTTGCGCTTGTATATTATGAGAGAGATATGCTTTTTCTGTCTCTCCATTGCCATAGAAAGCGGCTTGGCAATGGGCATGTACGTTTCAATTATATTATCAAGAGTCATTCATCACTGGACGAGCTTCAACTGCGGACCCTTATTGTTAAGTCCACTGGTTGGAGCCACAATCCCCTTATTCAAACTTGCATCATACTGAGACTTGAGTTCATCAAGAGGTTCAACACTAAAAGCAATAAATGAAAGTGGAATTTCAACACCTTTTGCTGCTTTTGTATACATCATCCAAGGCATCAATCCAATTTGTCCCTGACCAACTGGAACAAGAATTGCAGCATCCTTTAAGGTAACATGGGTGTCTGTCATTTCAAATCTTGCTAAAATTTCTTCGCCTGAGTTTAATCTAAATACTTTTACGTTCATTTTAATTCCTTTGTTGAATAGAACTATACTACTTATAACACATTTATCAAGCATCATTTCTATGAAATCATTTAAAAAATTTATTATTGAAGAAAATGAAACAGATTATGTAACACCTCTATATCGTGCATTAATAAGCGCAGAACATAGAGGAGTTGTAAAAGATCCTACAAAATTTGATGAAAAAATTTATATAAGAACAAAATATAAACCAAAAGATAATATATCTACAGCATATGGTCCGGGCCAAATTACTTTGGGTACAATAGAAGATGCGGTTAAGAGACACCCAGATTTATTTGATAAATCAAATAGTGAATATGTTGGAAAATTTATAGAACAGGGAAAAAAAATGAAAACCGCAGCGCCTGATGATGCTTCATATGGTTATGGCTGCAAAGGTGATTTATGTGCACCAGAATATCATGAACCATATGAAAAAATGGCTACATCTGTAGTAAAATCAAAACTTAGAGATGCTGGTATAGACACAACAAAACCATTGGAAGGTGATTCTTTAAATACAGCAATACAGAGATGGCGTGGAAAGCCAGAAAAAGAAGATGCAGAATATTTTAAAGTTGCAAGAGAAAATTATTCTACATTTTTAACACCACCAAAAACACCAAATATTGAAACAGAAAAAATACCAAAAAAAAATCCAACAGTTGCCACGTCAACTGATGGAGATTATTATACTGTTCAGAGCGGTGACACTCTCTGGAAACTTGGTGGTGGAACTCCAGAAGGTGTAAAAAAACTTCAAGATTTAAATCCTGAAATAAATCCCGATAAAATAAAACCGGGTCAAAAAATTAAAAAACGTTAAAAAGGAAGATATTCTTCTACTTCAGTAATTTTTTTTGAAAACCATTCTGGAGTTTCTGAATAATTCCATTTTGCAAATCGTGCTTTTTCAAAAATATAATATTTACGATAAGCAACAACAGCATTTTCATCTTTGTACTGATCTGGCATGGCCTGTACAAATGGAGTAATTTTTCCTTTAGAAATTTTTGTAGGAGGATTATACAATCCCTCCATCAACATTGATTCCATAGAATGTATCTTATTGTATCTTATAGTATACTGATTCGTCAGTGCATGGGCATGTTTCCAGAGCCACATATAATTACTTCTGTTTTCTCTAGTCCAAATACTGCAAGGATGATTTATCATCGTTGCTTTGCAGATATTTTTATTGAGACAATAATAACTTTTATATTTTTTCTTTCCAGAATCAACTATGAATTCTTCACCGTCAATAACATGATGTGCAGTAGAAAGAAGTTGGCATGATTCTACAATCATTTTAACAACATGCTTATCGCACATCATGCGAGCAGAAGATACGGGATCGTTATCAAGTACAAAAATGTTCATAGGCCAGTATTATGCTATATGGTTTGTATATGTCAACATAAAAAGAAACAACTCCCATACAATCTGGGAGTTGTCGGACCAAAGATACGATCTTTGGTGGGGTTAAAGTTATTTATACTTCATTATTTTCAAAAACACTATTAATTGTTCGATTTACTTTTATCAATATACCGTTTGAATACAATTCAGGCAAATTAAAAGCGCCAACATAAGAACAAGCCGAGCGAATACCACCAAAAATTTCCTGTACCGTATTTCGTACAGATCCGCGATAGGGTACTTCAACTGTACGTCCCTCCGATGCTCTATAATCGGAAAGCCCGCCATTGTACTTTTCATTAGCAGTCTTGCTGCTCATTCCGTAGTGCAACATTCGGAGCTCTCCATGCTCACCATGTCTGATTTCACCACCACATTCATCGTGACCCGCAAAAACACCACCAGCCATAACAAAAGCCGCACCGGCCACAAACGATTTAGAAAAATCACCGGGATAAATTATCCCACCATCAGCAACGATCCCAATACCGTATGCTTCTGCTGTTTGTGCACACTCTATTACTGCGGACAGCTGAGGATAGCCCACTCCTGCCACACGCCGGGTCAGACACATTGATCCTGAGCCAATCCCCACCTTTATTAGATCTACGCCAACTTGTGACAATGCCCCTACCCCCTCTGGGGTTACGACATTCCCTGCAATCAATATCGATGATGGCCATTTCTCTCTAACCTTTCTTGTAAAATTATGAAATTCAGTCATGTAGCCATTTGCTACGTCTACACATACAAAAGTAGGATCAGCAATAGTTGCAGAATCCACAAACAATTTGCTGTCATTGTCCAAACCAAGAGTCAAAGAAACATATTTTTCTTTATCAGGATAGCTGGTGGCAAAACTTGAATAATAATTGCCTCCTTTTTTCAAACATGTTACAATTTTATATTCAGACAACACAAGAGCCATGTCATGGGTTCCAACAGTTGACATGTTTGCTGCCATGATTGGCACACCGGACCAAGTTTTTCCAGATTTAAAACTTTTTTCAACTTCAAGAGATACTTCTTTCCTTGACTTTATGTTAGAAATTCTGGGAACTATTAGTGCATCAGAATAATCCAATTTTGATTCGTTGTTTAGAAACATGATTAACAATATACACAGTCATCAGTCTTAGTCAATTTTTATTTTTGTTATATTCTTCTATTCTTTGAATTGACTCTTTTAAATTTAACATTTTTTGTGCTAAATCTTTTGATGATATTCTATCTCGTAAATAGTCTTCATATTTTGAAAGAATGATTTTCGCCTCTCTGAAAAGAACAGCATATAAATGGTCGGGGCGTTTGGAATCATGGTCATTCATTAATAATATTTATTCAAGACCAATTGTATCATCTCTAATAAACTTTATGACTCTTTCCATATAAAAAGATCGCCAATCTTGTTTGTTTATATCCCACATTATTATTCTGTCACCTTTTTGTGGAGAAAAAAGTTGTGAACGTACTCTATATTGTTTTGTTGGAATAGATTTTTTTTCAAGTGTTCCTGTTATTCTTCCGACGCTTCCATTCACTTTCATGAATATTACAGTACATATTCCAGTCAGAGCTTCCATAATCACTTCTTCTGCAGAAATGTGATCTGTTCTATAAGATTTGTCTTTAGTTACTATTTGTACATCAATTATGTAATCTACTGTTGGATCGAATATACCCAATCCTTCTTCGACTTTTGACACACGAAGATAATTATCATAAGAACCATAATTATCTTCTATAAATTTTTCATATTCAAGATCTTTTGTTTTTAAACTTTTATAATATTCGTATTGAATGCGCGAACCACTGTATTCACCACCAAATTCCTTGGCAAAAAAGTTTTCTTGAAGTTTTTGACTTATGTCTTCAGATAGATTTTCATTAAATTTATTTTTTTCTTCTGCCATTAGAATTTAATAAGAGCTTTTTGATGACGTATCTCTATTTCTTTGTATTTAAGATTCGAATCAGTTATTTCTGTTAAAAATCTATCCCACCAAAAAACAGGCATTTTTACGTACACCGAATTAAATGGTAATTTTTTATCCTCTAATATTTCGGATATAACTTTTTTAAATTCTTCTTTAAAATTTTTTAATTCTGAAGGAATTGCATAAACCGTACCATGTATATTTTGAAACTTATGAATCATACATAATATTTATCGAAACCTATCATGTGGGGGTTTAAAATCTCCAATTAAAGCATTTTTTATATTTTTGGAGGATGGTGTTGTAGTTGGAGTAACTTGTTGTGGCGCAAAAGGAACAGTCGGATTCATTCCAATCAATGGAGAAGGACGATTTCTATATTTGTTGCTTACTGCACGAATTGTTTCTTCTAAGGATTTTTTCATAATGTTTTGAAATAATTTAAAATAGTGTTATATGTGTTTTCTTTTAAATATTTTGTTGGATTTTTTATTCTATTTTCTTTGAGTGGAATAATTGAAGAATATTTTAAATTATCACTTGATACTTTGTTTGCTCTATTTAAAATATTTTCAGTTCTGGCTACAATTTCATCATCTCTATTCGCAGATTCGATGTTGTTTTTTCTATAACTATCTGATCTTCTATTGATGTATCCTCTAATAGCATTCAAGGTATCTGGATTTTTCCATTTAGTCTCAAGATGTTTTTCAATAACTCCAATTGGAACAAGAAGTTGTCCATCAGAATCTTCGTGCTGCGAGTCATCTAGAGCAGTCTTATAAAACGATTTTATTAATCCCTCATCATTACTTTCATTCATGATATAATTTCTGTTTTTTATCATTTGTGGTGTAAGTCTATTTCTGTTTTCGCCACCCCAACCTCTCCCGGGTTTTTTTGGTAACAAATAATGTTTTAATGGATTATCCATCAAATGATTAAAAATTTGGCTTCTGACTTGTGCATCTGTTTCCGAATTCAATGAATCATAAACTGTTTTCAAATTAGCTTTACCGCTAGTTAGTGCCGCAGCTCGCACTTCTGGATTTCCGTGTGTTGAAAAATAATCAGCAAGATCTCCTTGTTCATCTTCTCTTGACAATCCATTTTTTATTACTTCTGGATTGCCGCTAACCATCATGGAGGAAGTTGCTCTTTCTCTGCTTAAGTTTGGATGTTTGACCAACATTGCCATTATGTTCGATGACGGCGTATCTTCATATTGTCTGTGTAAAGAATTTACATAAAAAGTTCCAAATCTTCTTGCCCACTCATCATCAATATTTGAATCTATTTCCAGCGCTCTGGTATAAAATTCTTCGTTTTTTGGATCTTTTATAAAATCAATATGTTCTTCATGTTCTTTAAGATCTGGATCTAGATGTCTGAATGGAAAATAGGAAGACGGAGTTCTCCAGTGAATGCTCGGATGATTTCCTCTGGAAAAGAAAGCTTTTAATTTTTCATCAACACTATTGTCGGTATTGAAAATGAAATCAGTAACTCTTTTTCCTGCCATATTATGGCCAACAAGAGCATTGTGTCTCACACTTTCATCTGGATCTGCAAGAAGTTTTTGAAATGTTTCATCACTAAATCCATGTTCTTCACCACTATCATGATATGGAGCATAATTGCTTCGCACACCGGGGGGAACATACAAAGTTTCATTTCCGGCAAAAGCTCTTCTTATAAGAGGATTTGGATTATTTGCAAACATGTTTTCCATGTCTCTTAACCCCACCCCTGTACCAAATCTTAAATTCTTTAAAAGAGTTGCATTATGTTTTTTTGGATTTGGTTCTCTTAAAATTCTTTCTGCAAAAGCTTTATTTAAAAATGTAGATTGTTGTAATTTATCAGCGTATTCATGCCCAAGAAATTGGTCTCCATTTTCATTGATGTTTTTGTGAAAAGACTTTAATAAATCATCGAACATTTCCTCGCTGAAATGTTCGTGCAAATGACCGGGCGTCATAGTAAGCATATCATGTAAACCGCTTTTATCTTTTTTTATTCTTTCATATTCTTTTTCAATTTCTTTTTTTACATCAGTAATATCAAGCAAATTGTTTGTTACCGCATATGCATATTTTTTATTTTCCGGCAATATTTTTAATGTTTGATTTTTTACTTCTCGTTGGTGTGCATGGGTTCTATTATCTGGATCTACCACAACGCCAGCAGGCACTTCTGGTGTTGCTCTATCACCATAACCGTGTGAAATTACTGCTCTTCCGTTTTCGTCAACATATGTAAAAAATCCTAATCCTTCCTGACTATAAGCTTTCATACGCTCTTTATTCGGTAATACACACCAAGAATATCTTTCACCCGTGCATAATTTTGAAAAATTTTGTCTTGCTGCTTCTCTTACTTCATCGTCTGCTGCATTCTGTGAATTAAAATTATATACCGCGAGTTTTCCATGTTCGGGGTGATCAATTGTTCCAATCTTGAAAGTTTCCAATTCATTTAAAGCATTTCTTTGTTTTCCAGTAATACCAACATTAACTTTTGAAAATTCAGGTATTGCTTTAAATTTTTGCATCAAGTCGTCGTGTGTTTGACCGTAGAGTCTTTCTTCCTTTGGAATATAATTTTTCGCTTTTGCGGACCGCCATGTGCGAACCACATTAGACATGGTTAGGTCATCCTCTTCGGGCTTATAGAATTCATCAAGAAGATGTTGTGTGAGAAACATGGCTTCATCGTGGTCATTGGCATGCTTATGCGCACCTGCGATCATCTCACGTGCCTGTTCCGGATTTTCCCGTACCATCGGGTGGTTTGCATGGGCCTTCATGTACTTGTTCACGAATTCAGGCAGCTTTGCTTCTGTGATGTATATGAGAGTTTCAGTTAAATAATTTTTGAGTGTGTGCATATGAAAATATTTATGAATAAATATAAAAGAGCCTGCAATACATGAAAAAGTTTAAAAAATATCTCATGGAGCTGCAAGATCCTATAGAGTTCATACAAAGAGCAGCCAGAAGATATGGCACGAAAGAAGTGTATGCACCATATTGGGATCCGGCACCAATCGGAGAACACATTCCTCTCGCCAAATTTGATTCACAAAAATCACAGGAAGCCGTGGACAGACTCTTTGAAGTTCGTTGGAAAATAGGTGGAGTCGATGGTCAAAGAAGAAAAGAAACGATGCAAACTTTCAATATCAATGAATTGATTCCAACACAGCCATACAACTATACCAAAGACGAGCAAATTTTGAGAGCAAAGATGGAAGAGCAGAATCCAACAAATATTTCAATAGTGACTCACAAAGGGGAAAATTACATAATCGACGGTCATCATTCGATAATGGGTGCTCGTCTTCGTGGTGACGACACAATTACAGCAAGACATATAAATTTAGACCAGTACTAATTAATAAATAAATTTATGGACTATCTTACAAATTTTTACAAAAATAAATGCGAACAGCTTGAAGAGCAAAAAAATTATTTAATTGATAATTTGAGCAAACTTTTTGAAGATGATCAATTTGATTTCAAAAATTGGTTATCCGGCGTAGTTGAACG